AGTCGGTGATAGCGGAAGCGATGCAGACGCTACGCCCGCCGCCGCGTCTAAGCGTGGCAGAGTGGGCCGACCGCGAAAGGCGACTGTCATCGGAGGCTAGTGCCGCTGCTGGTCGGTGGGTCACAAGTCGTGCAGAATATCAACGCGGGATTATGGATGCGATCAGCGATCCGACCTTGCGTGACGTTGTGGTGATGGCGGGCGCGCAAGTTGGCAAAACTGAAATGTTGTTGAACGTCATCGGCTTTCACGTTCATCACGACCCTGCGCCGATCTTGCTTGTCCAGCCAACGCTAGAAATGGCACAAGCGTTCTCAAAAGACCGTCTGGCTCCGATGCTCAGAGACACACCGGCACTCAAAGGCAGTGTCAAAGACCCGCGCAGCCGTGATGCCAATAACACCACAACGCACAAGGTTTTCACTGGCGGTCACATCAGTTTGGTCGGTTCCAATAGCGCGGCTGGTCTGGCATCAAGGCCAATCCGCGTTGTTTTGTGCGATGAGGTGGACCGGTATCCATCTAGTGCCGGATCAGAAGGTTCACCGATCCTGTTGGCCCGCAAACGCTCTGCCACGTTCCACAATCGCAAGATGGTGATGGTTAGCACGCCGACCAACAAAGGCGCGTCAATGATCGAAAGCCAGTATGAGGAAAGCGACAAGCGACAATTTTTTGTGCCTTGCGAAGATTGCGGCACAGTGCAGACGCTAAAATGGTCAAACGTAAAATGGGAAAAAGACAAGCCGGAGACAGCCATTTATGCTTGTGAGGCGTGTGGCAGTGTCTGGGATGATGCAAAGCGTAATCGGTCGGTTCGCAAGGGTCAGTGGGTCGCCACCGCTGATTTCACCGGCGTTGCTGGTTTCCACATAAACGGCCTTTATTCGCCTTGGACCGTAATGTCGGACGCAGTGCGTGATTTCCTAGTGGCAAAGAAAGCCGCCGACACCTTGAGGGTATTTGTCAACACCTTTTTAGCAGAAACGTGGGAAGATGAGGGGGAAACGGTTGGAGACATTGATTTCCAAAGCCGCGAAGCTGATTACAGCCACACACTGCCGGATGACGTTGTGGTCGTCACAGCTGGCGTTGACGTTCAGGATGATCGGCTAGAGTTGGAAATTGTCGGATGGGGCCGCGATGAGGAAAGTTGGTCGATTGATTACAAAACGCTGTATGGCGATCCATCAACGCCGCATCTGTGGAATGATCTCGATAACATCCTCAAAGGCAGCTTTGTGACCGAAAGTGGGCGACAGCTGGGCATTAGAGCGGCTTGCATCGACAGTGGTGGTCATTACACGCAAGCTGTCTATAATTTCGTCAGACCACGCGAAGGCCGCCGCATTTTTGCCATCAAAGGTATGGGCGGTGAACAGCGGCCACTTGTATCTCGACCGACAAAAAACAACATTGGCAAGATTAAATTGTTCTCGATTGGCACATTTCCAATCAAGGAATTGATTTTTTCGCGTCTTAGGATACAATCAGAGGGTGCGGGCTATTGCCATTTTCCGGCGGGAAGGTCAGACGAATACTATCAGCAGCTGGCTAATAGTGAAAAAATCGTCACCAAATATCACAAAGGGTTTCCACGCCGCGACTTTGTTAAGACCCGCACAAGGAACGAGGCACTAGATTGCCGCGTGTACGCATATGCGGCTTTGTGTATCTTGTCGCTGAATATTAACGCTGTTGCCGATAGGGTCGTCAATGCGCCGGAACCAGAACCAACACCGCAGCCGCAACAGCCGAACCCACTGGCCCGCCGACCACGGCAAGGCGGCTTTGTCAATAATTGGCGGTAAATAATGGCAAACAGATTTGATGTAGACGAAGCACCTGACGGTCAGCAACCTGAAACCATCGTCATCGGTGATTATCTGTTGTGGAAACGCTCTGACCTTGTGGATGATTATCCGCTGGCTGATTATTCAATGGAATATGTCGCCCGCATCACAGCTGGTGGGTCAACAGAGATAAAGGTAGCGGCCACAGAGACAGGCGGCACATATGTCTTTGAGGTAGATAGCGCAACAACTGCAACATATGTGGCGGGCTTTTATCACTGGCAGTTAGAGGTCACGCAAACCGCTACCGGCAACCGCGTGGTCATCGAGCGCGGCACGTTCACTGCTGTCGAGGACTTGGACGTCAACGGTGCAGACCCGCGCAGTCACGCTGAAATAATGATCGACAAAATCGAAAGCATCTTGCAAGGCAAAGCCGATGCAGATGTTTCAAGCTATTCGATCAACGGTCGTTCACTGACAAAAATGTCATATGAAGAATTGATCCAAGCGCGTGATTACTACCGCAAGGAATATGCAAAAGAGCGGGCAAAAGAACGCGCAGACGCCGGTGAAACAACCGGACAAACTGTCCTAGTGAGGTTTTAACAATGGGCATCTTTGACTTTTTCAAAGCAAAGCCTCAACCACGCAAGGCGGTTCGGGCTTATCACGGTGCAGACACTGGCAGATTGTTCAGTGATTTCATATCCAGCAGCCGATCAGCCGACAGTGAAATCAAGCCGTCATTGCGTATTTTGCGCGATAGATGCCGCGAAATAAGCCGCAATCACCCATATGCCCGCCGCTATCTGCAAATAATGACCACAAATGTGGTCGGGGCCGCCGGTGTGCGGATACAGGTTCGCAAGCGCAATGATGATGGTTCGCTTGACAGTGTTGGCAACCGGATCATCGAACAAGCGTGGCAGGCGTGGGGCCGTGCTGGTTTTTGCACAGTCGATGGCCGGATGTCGTGGTCGCAAGCGCAGAGGTTGTTCATTGAAACACTGGCCCGCGATGGCGAGGTGTTGATACAGAAAATCAAGAACCCTGCGGGCAATCCTTTCGGCTTTTCGTTGAAATTCCTTGAAGCTGATTATTTGGATGAGGGTTACGATGCCCGACTGAACAACGGCAACGAGGTTCGGATGGGCGTTGAATTGGACAAGCGCACTGGGGCGCCGGTCAACTATTATCTGTTCGAGGATCATCCGCATCACGATCAAGGCTATGGCAGCAAGACCAAGCGTCATCATAAGATTGTGCCAGCCGATCAAATCATTCACTGCTATCTGCAAGACCGCGCTGGACAAACGCGAGGTGTGCCGTGGATGTCTAACGTGCTGTCACGGCTCAAAATGCTGGACGGTTATGAGGAAGCCACGCTTGTCAATGCGCGTGTCGCCGCGTCAAAGATGGGATTTTTCACAAGTCCAGAAGGTGACGGCTTTATTGGTGATGATTACGACAATCACGCGCCAATTATGGACGCATCCCCTGGAACTTTTACGCAACTGCCTCAAGGTATGTCATTCCAAGCATTTGATCCATCAAGCGGAACCGAAAGTTTCGATGAGTTTGAAAAAGCTATTTTGCGCGGTATCGCATCTGGTCTTGGCGTCAGTTATGTATCGCTTGCCAATAACCTCGAAGGCGTCAGCTATTCATCAATCCGGCAAGGCACGATTGAGGACCGCGACCATTTCAAGATGGTGCAGCAGTTTATGATCGACCAGTTTGTTGACCCGATTTATCGCGCTTGGCTCGAAATGGCAATCACAGTTGGCCGCATTAATCTGCCGATGGGCAAATATGATTTGTTTGCGGATCAAGTCATCTACCGGCCACGCGGTTTTGCTTGGGTTGATCCACAAAAGGAAATCCAAGCAAGCGTCACTGCGCTCAACAACGGCATCGTCAGCTTGCAAGATGTGCATTCACAATATGGACGTGACACTGAGGAAATCTTTGAGCAGATCAATCGCGAAGGCGAACTAGCTGACCGGTACGGCATCGACACCGCTTTCCAGCCGTTTGGCACCAAGCTACCGGCACAGCCGTCAATAGACGTGGGGCAAGACGATGGCAACGTATAAAGAAGAAGGCGAAAGGGGCATTGAAATGCTTGAAGATGACCAGATTGAAAAAACTGATGATTTGGTGGATAATGCACCAATGGAAAACGAAATTGTACAAACTGAGGATCGGCTAGATCGCGGGGAACTGGTGTTCCGCGCCCGCGCCGCTGATATGGTCGAAGAAGATGACCGCCGCGTCAGAATGTCAATCAGTTCTGAGGAGCCGGTTGAGCGGTCTTTCGGTTTAGAGGTTTTGGGTCACGAAGAAGGTGACATTGATTTATCACGTTTGAACAGTGGGTCGGCAGCGTTGCTTTTGGACCACGATCAAACCAAACAGATTGGCGTAATTGAACGCACTTACCTAGATAAAGGCGAACGCAAATTGAGAGCAGTTGTCCGCTTCTCTCGCAGTGCGCTAGCCGAAGAAGTGTATCAAGACGTCAAGGATGGCATACGAAGCAATGTCAGCATCGGTTATGCAATCCGCAAAATGGAAGACAAGAGGGCTGACGGGACGGTCAGAATTTCATCTTGGTTGCCATACGAAGCTAGTATTGTTGCAGTGCCAGCGGATAGGAACGTGGGCGTGAACCGCAATGCTGAATTTGTTGAACCTGTGATTGAGAAAAAGGAGGTCAAAATGACCGAAGTTAATCACGATGAAATCCGCGAAGCAGCCGCAGAAGCAGCCAAGCGTGAGTTTCAAAAGAACGCGCAAGAAATCATCAATCTTGCCGTTAAGCATAACCGCCGCGATCTGGCTGATGAGGCCATCGGTGCGGGTCAAACTGTAGCGCAATTCCGCGCCACTTTGCTGGACGCCATCGGCGAAGGCAAGCCACTTGAGCAGTCAGCCGGTGCGGTTGATATGTCAGCCAAAGAGCAGCGCGATTATAGCTTTATGAAAGCTGTGCGCGGTCTGGTAAATGGCTCCGGTCTGCAAGGTCTTGAGCGTGAGGTTTCTGAGGAAATCGCAAAGCGTTCTGGCCGTGAAGCGCGTGGCTTTTATGCGCCAGATAGCTTTTGGGGCGGTCGCCGTGACCTGACTGTCGGCACTGACAGTGCTGGCGGCTTCCTACGTCCTACAGATCACCTTGGTGATCAGTTCGTTGATGCCCTGCGTTCGCGCTTGGTTATGAACGAGTTGGGCGCACGGTTTATGACTGGTCTGCGTGGTGACGTGGCTATTCCAAAGCTGGCGACTGGAGTATCTGCTGGTTTCGTTGCTGAGAATGGCGCGACATCTGAGGTGAACGCTGTGTTCTCACAAATTACGATGTCCCCGAAATCGCTTGGGGCGTTTACGGACGTATCGAGATTATTGATGATCCAGTCTGACCCTAGTGTAGAGCAGATTGTTCGCGATGATCTTCTGAACGCTATCGCACAGAAGGTTGAGGACGTTGCTATCGAAGGTGGCGGGTCAAACGAGCCATCTGGTATCATCGACACAGCTGGCATTGGTTCAGTTGCTATCGGCACAAACGGTGGCGCGATTGCTTGGGATGACATCGTAAACCTCGTCAAAGAGGTTGAGGTGGACAACGCCGCGATCAATGGCAACACCCTTGCATATCTGACCAACCCGAAGGTCAAATCTTTGATGGCATCAACATCAAAGGTTGCATCAACTGACAGCGTTATGTTGCTGGATGCGCCTTGGAATAGCCTCTATGGTTACAACTTGGCTGTCACCAACAACGTACCATCAGACCTCACCAAAGGCACCCTGACCACAGCGTCAGCGATGATCTTCGGTGATTTCTCACAGCTGATGATGGGCTTCTTCTCAACACCAGACATCCTCATCGACCCCTTTACAGCGGGGTCGTCTGGTGCGGTTCGTATACGCGTGATGCAGGAACTTGACATAGCGGTACGCCATCCACAGTCCTTTGCGGCTTGCTTGGACATTGATGCCTAAATAAGTGGCGGGGCGGCTCTGGTCGCCCTGCCTTTTCCCACTGGGGGTTGATATGAAAGTTAAATGCAAAAGAAACATTGTCGTCAAAGGCGTGGCTCACGTTGTCGGTGACATCCTTGATGTTCCAGAAAATATTGGGCTGGATTTGGTCAACACTGGCCGCGTTGAGGTATATGAGGACAAGCTAGGTCTGACTGACCGCGCTATCGGCTTGACAACAAAGAGTGCCGCAGCACTGACAAAGCGGGCAAAGAAAAAGAAATAAATGGCTGTTGAGAGTGCAGATGATCGGGCGATTTTTGTGGGCATTGATGATTTCGGTGTCGCCGCTACCTATACGCCCACCGGCGGCATCGCCACAACGGTCAACGGCATTTTTGACAATGACTTTGTTGAGGTAGAAACCGGCGCGGGTGTCGGAATTGCCTTACAACAACCACGCTTTCAGTGCCGCACGGCAGACGTAGCAACAGCGGCAGAAGGTGACGCGATTGTGATCAACTCAATCAACTACACAGTGCGGATCGTGCAAGACGATGGAACCGGTATGACTGTGTTTGTGTTGGAGTTAGACTGATGGCTCACGTTCGCAAGCAAATACGCGATGCGGTTGTAACCGCGCTGACTGGATTGACGACAACCGGCTCAAATGTATTCCGGAGCCGCATCTATCCTTTGGAAAAGACAAAGCTGCCGTGTTTGTGTATATTTACAAAAAGCGAGACCACTGAGTTCGACACAATGACGATCAGTCGGTCAACGCAAAGGAATTTAGATATTGCTGTTGAAGCATATGTTAGCGCAACCGCTAACTACGACAACACACTGGACACGATTGCAGTGCAGGTCGAGGAAGCAATAGCAAGTGACGTGACGCTAGGCGGCTTGGCAAAAGATGCACAAGTCACGGCGTTCGAGGCCGATTTTAGTGGTGACGGCGAACAGCCGGTTGCCGTTGGCCGCTTTACCGTGGCTGTGCAGTATCGTACAGCTGAAAATGACGTTGAAACCGCCGCATAAGGAGTTGATCCAATGGCAACACATACAGGCTCAGAAGGAACGGTGAAGCTAGGCACTGTCGGCAGCGACACCGCAATCGGCGAAATCCGGTCCTACACCATCACAGAAAATGCAGACACCATCGAGAACACGACTATGGGTCTGCAAAGCCGCACTTACAAAGTCGGCTTGAAAAACTTTTCGGGTTCGGTTGAGTGCTACTTTGACGAAACTGATGCGCAGCAAGACAGTATGGTCGCTGGTGCTGAGTTGACTTTGACCGTCTATCCAGAGGGTTCAGACAGCACAGACGATTATTTGAGTGGTGACGTCATCATTACATCTGCCGATGTTACTGCATCAGCTGATGGAATGGTTGAGGCATCATTCAGCTTCCAAGGCACTGGCGCACTGACACGCGGCGCGGTGGCATAAATAGATGTCATTGGGAGCGCAAATAGCTGCGCGGCGCAATACACAAAGGCGCATCATTGACGTTCCGGAATGGGGCGAGGATGATGTGCCATTGCGTTTATATTGTGGGCCGATCACGGCTGGCGATATAGATAGATTGCAACGCAAGCACAAAAACTTTCTGAACGATATGACAATTGCCGGAATGGTTGATTTGATTATCCACAAAGCAGA